CATATGTTGGATTGGCTTTTGATTCTGATCCAATCTCATATCGCGTTGGCGTTTCTCATATGTATGGTTTAGAAAAGATGTGTGACACTGAAGCTGGATCAGTAGTCGGACCTCGAGTAGGCATTGAACATAATTTGTATATGTCCGCGAAAGTTGTTCATAAACGTAAGCAAGGCATTTTGCCTCAAATTGATATTCAAACTCCCTAATAAAAACATGCCTTTTTATAAAAACTCCTCAGTCTACGCTGGCCGCCGGAGGATGACCGCCCCCGTAGCGCAGCGGAGGTGGCGCGTCACCGATCGGCAGGGACAGCGTTAAGCAGATACACCTCAATTGCACCAACACATTGAGTGCCATGGAGCCCCCGGAGGGCGGCGTAATGGGAATACCGCCCCCCCCACCTGTCCAAGGTTGTGTTAGTATTACCACAACCTTGGACTTGGACCGCTCAAAAAATGTATGGCGTTTGTGCGGTCCTTGTCTCCCCGCCATGAAAATCTCCCCGCCACCTTGGACCACTGGCGGAGCGTTTGATGTTCCGAGATTTCCCGGCATGTTCCGAGAATTTAAGATGTCCCGAGATACCCCGAGCCGTGAACGGCTAGTTCATATATATCCCGATCCGTGAACGGCTATCGAAGCTTCCATTGGAACCCTGAATGCGCTTATAAGCGCGGTAAGTTTTCATTGCGTTCATTATGCAATGTGGATTCCATCTGAAATCTTTTCTTTGATTGTATCTTACTGCCGGCCTCATTATTGGCTTTGTTGGCATTGTTCTAATTTTCCGTTTAATAATTCTTCTCCTTGCGTTTGCTGTTATCTAGACGATAACGGACGTTTCCATACTGCCCAACTTGCTAAGATTAGTGTTGTTCAAGATCGTCTTGACCGCTGTTTATGATCAATGGCCGCGGAAAGCACTGGTGTTTTACCATCAACAACTACGACGAGCTCGCACAAGAGCGCCTTCGCGCCCTTGCTGCCGACAAGGAGCGCGTCTCGTATTTGGTTTGGGGACGAGAGAAAGGAGAGCGAGGCACGCCGCATTTGCAAGGATTTATTTCCTTCGTTAACAAATGCACGTGGGTCTCCGCTAAAGAAGCGATCGGCTCCCGATGCCACTGTGAAGTGGCTCGAGGAACGCCATTCGAAGCTGCATCTTACTGCAAGAAAGATGCAGATTTTGAGGAATTTGGCCAACTACCTGTGGGAGGAGGTAAGCGAAGTGACCTCGATTCTATCGCTCGAAGCATCCAAAGCGGAGCAAGTCTCCGAGAGATACAAGAATCGTTTGGAGGTACCTATCTCCGCTACCGCAGGTCCATCCGCGATGAGATCGCAGACCGGGTCCCACCCCGCCTCCATGCCCCAACAGTAAAGATCCTTTGGGGACCAACTGGGACTGGAAAAACCAGATCTGTTTATGATTTCCATCTTCTTGAAAAGATATATAAACATGATGGAGGTGATTGGTTCGACGGTTATGACGGTCATGACGTCGTGTTGTTTGACGATTATTCAGGAAGTGATTTTAAGCTTACGTATCTCCTGAAACTTTGTGACAGGTACCCTATGCGAGTACCTGTGAAGGGCGGTTTTGTTCAATTTCGCCCGTTGGTTATTTACTTCACTAGTAATGTTGATCCTAGTGAGTGGTATCAAAACGCTAAGCAGGCTCATCGCGATGCATTTTTTCGACGTGTGTCCGAAATAATACACATGGATCATTCTGCTTAATGATTGAGTTTTTAATCATAATTTCTATTGTTGTAGTGTCTGCGGTAGTTGTTAACATCAAAAACGCTTGTTGTTATGAAACCTCGTCGGAAGGCACTTCCTCTCGTTTTAGCTTCTCACGTAGGCAGAAAGGTAGGCCAACAAGTGCTTAGCTATGGTGCACGTAAGTTGCAAAGCTCTATTAGAGAGCATTTTAAGACTACCAAGAAGCGATCTCGTCCTACAAAGAAGACATCTGTACGTAAGCGTTTGAAGCAGATGAAGTCTGGTGAGCGCTACCGTGGTAGAAAATCTGCTAGATCTGGTTATAGCAAACGTATTAGCGGCGGGAAGAAGATCAAATCATATGATCGATATCTAGTTAGCAAAAAGATAGAAAAGGGTGTTAACTTTTTGGCTTACAATGCGATTTATGCTGGTGGTTGGACACACCCAGCTCAACAAACTATTGGTTTGATTGCTCAAGCAGTTATTCGATTTTTTGCGATCAAATTAAATATTGATTTTGCGTCTTTTGAAGAAGATTTTCTTTTGCCTCAGAATTCTTTACAGAACTTTAGTATCGATTTTTGGTGGCGTAATGAGGATCCCAGTCAGCAAGCTTTACAAGTTACTCAAGTACTTTCAACTGGTATTTTTACATGGAGTGTGTTTGCTGGATTTCTTGTACAGAAGTGGCTTGAAGTATTTGGTATTGCCAACAAGACTGTTGATAAAGTAGAGCCTCCTAAACGCTTAATATATATTGGTTTGCGTGGACAGGGTGCTGCCCCTGTCATTGGATCTCAGCTGTATAAAGCTGATGAATTGTTTGTTACTGTCAACGGTGTATCTAACATTCAAGTTCAAAACAGGACACCTGGTGTAGATCCTTCTGTTCCAGCAGAGTTGATTGATCAAACTGATAGTATATTCGCTAACCCTTTGCGAGGGCAATATTATACGTTTAATAATGGTCGCCCTGTTATTAAATCTCCGGGTACTGTGTCAGCTACTGAATACAGTCTTGTTCCAGCTGATGCTGCTACTGGTACCATTACTGCATGGGATGAGAGAGGGACTATTCCCGTAAAACTTTTCGATCAAACTGTGGTGAGTGCGCTTAAGAAGCCCCCGCCAGGGCGTATGTTTACTAATTGTAAAACATCTAAAACGATGCAACTTGATCCCGGACAAATTGCTATTTCAAAAGCGAAAGCGTCGGTTACGAAATCTTTGTCTAGCTGGATGTACCTTTTATCTGAGAAGATGCGTGCTGTATCTACTAAAACATATGTTGGATTGGCTTTTGATTCTGATCCAATCTCATATCGCGTTGGCGTTTCTCATATGTATGGTTTAGAAAAGATGTGTGACACTGAAGCTGGATCAGTAGTCGGACCTCGAGTAGG